TTAAACAATTCTAGTTTTATTATGGACAATTTTGAATTATTCCTGGAACAGGTAAAGATATATCAAGAAATCGAAGAACGCCGAAAAAAGAGGCTTTACGCCTTGACATTTGGCGTTTTTTGCTTTATGATGTTGATTGGTTTATATTTTTTTTACTGAGAGGTTATTATGTCTACATTCGTTGAAGTTAATTCCATTGCACCTAAGAACTGCAAACTGATTGTCAATCTTGACAATATTATTGAGATTGCACCACTCGTTGCTGGTGGTTGTGTTCTGTATTTCTCTGCACAAGAAGCTGGTGGTCCACGTACCATGACAGTATCAGACAGCTACACACAATTCTTGCAATTTGCAATGCAAACCGTGACTGCTGATGATATCGCAAAACGTTTCCCTAAAGCAAAAAAGGAAACACCAACAATCAAAACACAAGAAGAAGGTAAGGGTGTCGAATTTGACATTCCTAAATTTGGTGTGTAATGAATGATATTCTAGCTGGTGTCTTTGATTGGATCAAAAATGATTACCGTTCTAATCGCTTTCGTTTTTTCATTGAGTTGCTTGCTTGGGGCATTTCAATTGGCTGTAGCATTACCATGGCTCTCACAGTCCCGAATCCGCCCCTACTTACTCTTTACCCTGTTTGGATCCTCGGTTGCTCTCTCTATGCTTGGGCTGCTTTTACTCGGAAATCTTTTGGGATGCTGGCTAACTACTTGTTACTTGTGACAATTGATTCGGTTGGTTTGATTAGAATGGTTCTATGAAAATTAAAATCTTCATTGTAACGTGGCAGGATCCATTAGCATTGGAAATTAACCTTCACACACTCTTTGAAGGTTTCAATCACGTTCCAGATGGTGTTGATATTCACGTTAACGTCATCAACAATCACACCAATTTCAAAATTGATCCACGATTCGAAAATCATGTAAACGTGATACACAATCGTGGAACTCCAGACTTTGCAACAGCAATGCTTGCACGTATGTGGAACATGGCACTCATTCATGGATTTAAAAATCTAAATGAGCCTGATGCTGATATTGTTGTAACTGCACAAGATGATACAGTTTGGAATTATGATTGGATTCCACAATTGTTGAAGGTGATGAAAGATTTTGATTTTTATGCCGATGATGCCGGTGATATGGTGTGTGCATACAAACCAAATGCAGTAAAGAAGATTGGTATGTGGGATGAAAGATTTCATTATGGCTTTGGTGAAGGTGATTATTTCCTAAGAGCAATCAAATACTTACCAGAAAAATCCACAATCAATGACTCTGCACACGGCCGTGTATGGGAACCAACGCTTCATCTTGCTAAACGTCCGGAGCCACAATCTGAACGTTATGAAGAACAGAATCGGTCACACAAATTTAGAGGACTTTCATGGGCTAATTTTCTATACAAATGGAGATATACCGAAATGGAAGGGAGATGGCCTGATAATATTCAAGAAATGGTATTGACAACACCTGTGATTCCTGCTACAATATTGTATCCATATTTTGAAATGGATATTGAGAACCTTAAAGAAAAAGGATACATTGTAGATGAGGTACAAACTTAATCAATACCTGAAATATTGGTGGAATATTTGGGCTAAAGCACTTGGTGATAAAGCCCATGCAAACGATAGGTTCGCAGATAAGGTTGCCATCATACGCACTCTTATAGTATTATTCTATATTGTTACAAATTGTTTTATTATTGCAGGCGTAATTCGCCACTGGTGAACACATGAACATCTTCTATCTTGATCCACATCCAAAAACTTGTGCTGAAATGCACGTTTCAAAACACGTTGTTAAAATGATTATTGAGTATGCACAACTCATGTCTACCGCACACCGTGTGATTGACGGCACAGAATACACCGACCTCACTGCAAATGGCCGCCGCATCAAACGTTGGCGCCTTGATGATGAACGTGAACAGTCTCTAATGAAGGCATCACACATTAATCATCCTTCGGCTATCTGGTGCCGTGAAAATCAAGCCAACTATATGTGGCTCTATCGCATGTGGCTACACTTGCTAGAAGAATACACATATCGTTACGGTAAAGTACATGCATGTGCAAGGCTCAAAGATGCGTTACGTTTCCCCCCAAATAAAATTGCAGTCGGTGATTTCTTTGCACCAACACCTGCTATGCCACCAGAAGTAAAAGTTTTGGCTGAAACTCCACAACCTGGTCGCAAATACGATTCACTCAAATCTTATCACAACTACTACAACGTGTCTAAACGTGCCTTTGCCACATGGCAAGGCAAAGTGAATTCACGTCCAACACCAAGCTGGTATTCTGTATGAATGATGAACCTGAATATGATGTGGTGATTGATGTGTTACAGAAACACCACGATAAACTATGGGAAATGACAAAACGGAATATGAATTCTGAATTTATAGGTATGAATATTATGGATGATATTCGGTTGAACCAAATGGATGAACTGAAAGCGGCAATCCAACTTTGGAAAGAAAGTAAGAAATGAGAAATACACAAACAGTAATGGCTGTCCTACAAGAAGAATGTGCTGAAGTCATTCAAGCCGTATCTAAAATCAATCGTTTTGGTATGGAAGGTGAATGGCAAGGCGTTACGAATAGACAAGCACTTATCACAGAAATTGGTGATGTTTTAGCAATTATCAAAGTTCTGATGAGTGAAACGGACATAAATATTACTGAGAGCGATTTAGAAGTTGCTATTGATGCTAAACTTAAGAAACTTGAGGTATTTTTACCATATGATACTTGATAATTTTTTCCCATCAGTTGTTGCACGTGAAGAACATCCTGAGTGGGTTGATGTACTCTTACCTAGAGTCAAAAACTATTTCGAGACACAACCATCTAATCCAGATTTTTATGCGAATGGTAAGACTACGCACAATATGAATCTGGATTTACCTACACATCCAGATTATGCCGAGTTCTGTTCATTCATTATGAACAAAGGTCGTGAGTTCCTTGAAATCCAAGGATACGATCCAAATCCAGTTAGGTTTAATCCATACTTCTTTTTGAATTATTTCAAAGAAGGCTCTGCACATCCGAAGCATGTACATTCACAGTGTTCTATTTCAGGTATTTTCTACCTACAAACTCCACCAGGTTCTTCTGATATTCGGTTCTCACCGAATCAACCATTCAGAGATTTTTTTGATTACATGTTTCATGTAAAAGATCCAACAAACTGGTATGCATACAAACACTTTGATTACAAACCATATCCAGGTTTACTGGTGATGTGGCCTGCATGGCTTTATCACGAAGTGATGCCGAACCAATCAACTGATGCAAGAATTTCAATCGTATTTAATTTATAATGCCTACTTACACATTCAAAAATCAAAACACCGGAGAAATTGAAGAACACGTTCTGAAACTCTCTGAGTATGATAAATTCAAAGAAGATAACACACATCTGGAACGATATTTTGCTCCAGAAGATTTGCCTAGGTTCTCGGATGCGGCTCGTATGAGCGTTCCAGGGACCAAGTCTTACGATTCAGCATTCGAGAAAGGGGTTATTCAACGCATCAAGGATACTGTCCCAGGAAATACGTTAGCGAAAACTCACAAAACGAAAATGGGCAGGGAATGGTAATCAACTAACAATAAGGGGCATTAATGGCCAGTAGAAAATCTCCAGTCCAAAAAAGGAATGATGTTATTAGTATGGATGAATATACACATACGCATCAACCTGCAATAGTAAACAACACATTAAAAATAAAACTAGACCATCTAAAAACGTTTGAGCCATTAACAGAGAATCAAAGATTATTCTTTGATGCATACAAAAGAGGAGACTATTTCTTAGCACTTCATGGTGTAGCAGGTACAGGTAAAACTTTTTGTGCATTATATAAGGCACTAGAAGAAGTTCTCGATAAAAATAATCCATTTAAGAAAGTTATCATTGTACGTTCAGCGGTACAATCCAGGGAAATTGGACATTTACCTGGAGATGTAACAGAGAAGATGGAAATTTATCAACAACCTTATGTTCAAATTGCAGACACACTTTTTGGAAGAAAAGATGCATATCAAAGATTGACTGAACAAGGTTTTGTTGAATTCATCTCCACATCATTTATTCGTGGTATGTCATTTGATGATGCAATCATTATTGTTGATGAAATGCAAAACATGACATTTGAGGAGATTGATACTGTAATGACACGTGTTGGTTATCGTTCAAAGATTATTTGGTGTGGTGATTACCGCCAAACAGATTTGAATAAGAAAAAGAATGATGTATCAGGTATTCTTAAATTCTTTGATGTTGCATATCACATGAACGCATTCACAAAGATTGAATTCACTGTAGATGATATCGTTCGTAGTTCCTTGGTAAAGGATTACATTATCGCCAAACTTAAATATGAGGATGCAGAATGAGTACAGAATATGATAAAATCAAACATAGCAAACGTATCCATGATGATGAAACTGCTATCAAGAAACAAGTGAAGATTGCAAAGTCTCATGGCGTTGAGGTGAAGGAACCACACAAACTGGCCAAGCACCATGCATTGGATTGTGGTAGACCTGGTTGCATTATGTGTGGAAATCCACGAAAAATATGGAAAGAAGAAACGATTCAAGAGAAACGTTTCAAACAAGAGAAAGTTGAATTAGAATAATGTTTATACATTGCCCACCAATGGTCCTTCCTGACCTAAAATCGGAAACATATTCTGACGGTAAACGTTATTACACCTCACCGAGCGGTAAGCGTTTACCATCAGTTACGACCGTTGTTGGTGCAATGAAAAAGCAGGCAATTATGGAATGGAGAAATCGGGTTGGTGAAGTAGAAGCCAACCGGATTTCTAAACTTGCTACAGGCCGTGGAAATCGTGTGCATGACCTTGCTGAACGATATCTAAAAAATGAACGTATCGATTGGGTGCGTGAAATGCCAGATGCTGTCGAGATGTTTCGTACACTCATACCTGAACTTCAAAAAATCAATAACATACATTATATTGAACAATCACTTTGGTCTGAACGTATTGGGATGGCAGGTCGTGTTGACCTGATTGCTGAATGGGATGGTGTGTTGTCGGTTATTGACTTCAAAACTTCCAAAAAAATCAAAAAATCTGAAGATATTCAAGATTATTTTGCACAATGTACTGCATATTCTGGTATGTATGAAGAACATGTTGGTGTTCCTATTGACCAGATTGTTATCGTTATGGCTGTGGAGAATGAGAAGCCACTCATATTTGTTGAGAAGGTGGAGAATCACATAAATACTTTAATCGAGCATATCGAATTCTACCATAACTCAATAAGATAAAAAAATGGCAACAACGCTTGGCGGTGGCACAACCGGAATCACTTATGCGGATAATACAACCGAAACATCACTAAAATCTCCGGTGAGGGCCATTTTTGCATATGGTTATGCGGCAACAGATTATTATAATTTAAATTTGGTCAGCAATTATGGCAATATGTCTACTGATGTGGGAGGCTATGGTTCTGGCAGATATGGCCTTGCGGCCGCAGGATATGGTGGTGATAAAGCCATTTTTGGATATGGTTATAAATTAAGCTATGATATTTTATATAATCAAACTAATTTAGTATCGAATCTTGGTGTGCCTACTACAGACACAGGTGGCGTTGGAACCGCAAGAGTTTTTTTGGCGGCCGCAGGTTACGGTGGTGATAAAGCTATTTTTGGATATGGTTCAAGTGGTATAGGAACCTATGCGGCTCTTTATTCGATGACAAATTTGGTCTCCAATACAGGTACTGTCGCTTCTGATGTTACTGGTGTTGGCACTGCTAGAATATTGCTGGCGGCTACCACTTATGGTACGGACAAAGCTATTTTTGGATATGGTTCAACTATGACTACACCATTTTATTCAGTAACAAATTTGGTCTCTAATACTGGTGTTGTTGCTTCCGATGTTACGGGTGTTGGAACTGCTAGAAATGGTCTTGGAGCCGCAGGTTATGGTGGAGATAAAGCAATTTTTGGTTATGGTAATGCGAGTGGTTCTTTTACAAATATAAAAAATTTGGTTTCTAATGCTGGTGTTGTTGCTTCGGATGTTACTGGTGTTGGAACCTCAAGAACTGGTTTGGCGGCCGCAGGTTATGGTGGAGATAAAGCAATTTTTGCTTATGGTGCCACGGGTTTCGGTAGCTACACTAACATAACAAATTTGGTGTCGAATGATGGTATTGTATCTTCTGATGTTACTGGTATAGGTACATCTAGATATTATTTGGCTGCCGCATCATATAGTTCATAATAGGAAAAAATAAATGACAGCATATGTAGTAGGCACTGCTATAAGGTATCCAAATACCACAGTTATAGGAACAGAAAGAACGTCCGGGAAATGGGCACAACGTGGTATGTTTGCGTATGGTGGAACAAACGTTGGACTTGGTGGTGGATCATCAATCGTGAATCTAATAAGCAATACTGGAGTTATTGCATCTGATAGCTTTAATTCTGGTGATTTTAATGGTGAAAGAATGGGTCTTTCTGGTGCTAGTTATGGTATTGATAAAGCTATATTAGGCTTTGGATATGGTGACACTGCCGACTATCCAAATGCTTATTCTTCATATACTAATTTAATATCAAACACTGGTGTTGTCGCATCACACATAATGAATGCGTATATTGGTAGTGTGTATAATGCTGGTGCAAGTTATGGTACAGACAAAGCTATTTTTGGATATGGATTTAATGGAGGTTCAGAAATTTCAAAAACAAACCTAGTGTCGAATGTTGGTGTACTTGGTTCTGATGTTACTGGTGTTGGTACTGCTAGATGGGGCTTGGCTGCCGCAAGTTATGGTGGCGATAAAGCTATTTTCGGATATGGATATTTTGACTCGGACCCCACAGAACCTTTTGGACAGACACCGGTAAGTGCATCCAATAAAGTATCTAATACAGGTGTTGTCGCTTCAGACACAGGTGGTGTTGGTACTGCCAGATCCGGTTTGGCGGCCGCTAGTTATGGTGGAGACAAAGCTATATTTGCATATGGTGTAGTCAACCTTCTTTATTCTTACACATATTGTAATATGTCCAATCTAGTATCTAACACCGGCGTTGTCGCCTCTGATGTTACTGGTGTTGGTACAACTAGAGAAGGCTTGGCGGCCGCAGGTTATGCCGGTGATAGAGCAGTATTTGCATATGGTCAGAATGGATCGTTTCTTAATATGACCAATCTAGTTTCGGCCACTGGTGTTATTAGTTCGGATACAACTGGTGCTGGCACTGCTAGAAGTTATTTGGCTGGTACATCATTCAGTTCGTAAAAAGGAAAAAGTAAATGTCAATATTAACAACTGATGGTGTGCTACACGATGACGGAACATTAGTCACAAATAAATTTACGGCACAGCGTGGTATTTGCTATGGTGGTCAAAATAGCCTTACTGTCTGGACTTCATATAATCTCGTAACTAACTTTGGTTATATTGGAGCCGATATTTCCTATATTCCATACTCAAGTTGTTACAGATATTGGCATAGTGGCGCAAGTTTCGGGAGCGATAAAGCCATATTTGCAGGAGGTTTTGACGATAATGATGACAATAGACCAACCAACAAATCAATTATTATATCTAATCTTGGAATTCCAATAGGGGACACTTCTTATTCAAGTAGCATCACCAGAAGATGGGGGGCGGCCGCAGGTTATGGTGGTGATAAAGCTATTTTTGGATACGGTAACAATTATTATGGTGCAACTTATCTATCTGTAACGAACTTAGTATCAAACACTGGTGTTTATGGTTCTGATGTTGCAGGTGTTGGTACTGCAAGATATGATTTAGACGCCACAGTATACGGTACAGACAAAGCTATTTTTGGATATGGATATACCGGAAGTTATACATCATTAACGAACCTAGTATCAAATTCAGGTGTTGTCGCTTCAGACACAACAGGTGTTGGTACTGCCAGATCCAATTTGGCAGCCGCTAGTTATGGTGGTGATAAAGCCATTTTTGGATATGGATATACCTCCACCAATTACGTGTCAATGACGAACCTAGTATCAAATTCAGGTTTTGTCGCTTCAGACACAACAGGTGTTGGTACTGCCAGATCCGGTTTGGCGGCCGCAGGATATGGTGGAGACAAAGCTATATTTGCATATGGATATTCTACAGCTACATCATATACAAATATATCCAATAAAGTATCTAACACAGGTGTTGTCGCTTCAGACACAACAGGTGTTGGCTCAACTAAAACCGGTCCTGGTGCATCTTATGCTTCATAAATATTATTTTAAACAATGTTTTTTTATAAAAGGAAATTGAAATGGCAGCAAAATTAAATTCTGAGTTTAACTATCGTTATCAGGTAATGGGTGACACACCCTGGGAAAAATTAAAACACCTTCAAAACTTTTTAGAGGGTCGTGAACGTGCCGCAGTTTTGGAAAAAGTTGCAGATATGAAATATCAAGCAAAACTTTTGGAGATAGAAAGCCTTAAAAGAAATAACGCACTCCCACATTTGATTATGGTTGCAGAAGCTGAACTACTTGAAATAGACTCTTTTGCTCCAGCACAATCACAAAGTTTTGAACTGAATCGTCAAGAGATTCAAATTCTCAAGAAATTGATTGAAGAACTTTATATCATTGTTGAACCAACTCGAATGAAACATGAAAATGGTACACCATACACAGATGAGGAGATGTTTGAAGCAAATGCGGCAAATGAATTTACTGTGATGATTGGTAAAGAGATTCAAGCTGAGATTATTGCAAACGGCCGACCATCTCCTGCTAAGTTGAAGAATGCTATGTCTAATCCACATACATTCAAGGCACTCCAACAAATTGGTTTTATTCCTAAGGAAGCTATTCTTCTTGAGGGACATGCCGATCCATTGAAGATTGAACTCCGTCCATCACCATCGATGACACAATTAACAGACGAACAAGTACAAGTAGAAAAACTGGAGAACAAATAAATGTTTTATCTCTGCTCAATGAATTCTGAGGACATGGGAACCGTTTTTGGTTTTCGTGATCCTACTGGTCGTAATAACGTTGAACCAAAGTATGATAATTTAAATATCATTATGATTGGTCAAAAACCAGATTGTTCTGGTTATTTGTTTTTTTCAAACCAAGTTGTGGAAGAATTCACACGACATAATTCTGTTCCTGGAGGATATGATTTTATTTTCCGTCAGGCTTGGGGTTTAACCATCACAGAAGACATTCTGCATCGTGTAATTTCTACTCTCCGTGCTGAGGCTTATCCACCAATGGCAAATTATCTTGATGCAATCGTCAAAGGTGATGATACACAAAAACAGACATATATTGATGCATGTTTGGCGGTTAAGGCAAAATATCCGAAGTTTTCGTTTTAATTACCAAAAAAACGCTTGACTTCTAAATAAAATACCTCTATAATAGAGGTATATGGTTGTATGAAGCAACTAGAAAAGTGTTCTGGACGGCGGTTCGATTCCGCCCATCTCCACCAAAAGTGCATTAGTGCTCCGGCGCCCCATATATCTTTCTAGAAGTGGGATAACGAAATAAATGTGCTTTTGATGGGGATGACCAGGTTTCGACAGGGCAACAAGTACAGAAGTGGACAACTCGACACAGAGAGTCGTTAAAAGTAAATCAAGTAAACGCAAACGATGAAAAGTTCGCATTAGCCGCCTAAACTCGGCTTAGGGTTTCGGTAGGTTTCCTCGTAACAGAATAACCTACCATTTTTTTAACTCTAGGAGATTATATGAATTTTAAAATCGTTACTCTTGCGGCATTAATGAGTGTTGCATCTTTAGTCAGCGCACAATCTGTAACCGTTGGTTATTCACAACGGACACTTGATGCTAATGGACAACAAGAACATCAAAATGCACTTTCTATTAAGACTAAGCAATACGGTTCTTTCATTGGTGATATTGGTGTGACAGCAGTTCAAAATGATTCGACCAATGCAATTACCAATCGATATGAATTAGGTGGAACATATACACAATCGCTCATGCAAGGCGTAAAAGGTGAAGTTCGTCTGGCTCACGGTTGGAAAGCAAAATCTGGCGCAGAAACTACTCAGTATTATGTAATTGAACCTTCAGTAACTGCAAGTGTGCCTTCTACTGCATTGTCAGTTAAATATGGTTATCGTATTCGTAATGCATACGAAGATTCTGTTAAAGATAATTCAACAACCAATCGCCTTTCGGTTGGTTACGCACTAAGTAAGAATGATACTATTTCTCTTGGTCGTGATTGGCAACGTGGTGATGGTGCCTTAATTCAAACAACACTTCAGTATAGCCGAGCTTTCTGATAATCTAAAGTTTTTTGGCGGTTCTTTCAAAACCGCCACAATCACAGGAAATAAAAATGCAAAGTAAACCAATACTTTTAAGCATACTATTTTCCGCAGTCATTATAGCATTGTCGATGGTGGATATAAATTTATATAATCTACCGTTCAAGGCCAGTTACGAATCTCTTGACAAAGAGACACAGAAACAAATAACTTGCCTAGCCGACAACATTTATTTCGAAGCCGCACATGAACCTCTTGAAGGTAAGAAGGCCGTTGCTTTCGTTACATTTAATAGAATCAGATCCGGCAATTATGCGAATGACATTTGCGGAGTAGTGTATCAAAAAACTGGTGGTGTCTGTCAATTCTCTTGGTATTGTGAAAAAAAGAATACCGATAAAAGGTTGACAATCAGAGACACTTCATTATATAATGAGATTCGTCAGTTAGCAGTGAATATGGTTATCAATTTTGAACGTCAAGAAGATGTTACAGGTGGAGCAACCTATTACCATGCAGACTATGTTAATCCACAATGGAAATTAAAAAAGGTAGACCAAATTGGCAGACACATCTTCTACAGAAGCAACAAAGACGAAATTGACAGAAACAAAGGAGTCATCTAAAATGAATAAAGAAGTAATTACGGTTATTATTTGTATCACCCTCGCAGTGTGTTCATCTATTGCCGCTTTCACGATTTATAATATTAATGACCGCAACAACATGGCAAAAAATATTGAATCTGCTATTCAAAAAGGTATCGATCCAATCTCCGTTAAGTGTGCATACGAAACTGCCACAAATGCCGTTTGTATTGCGTACTCTATGGGTAAGAAATAATGGCCACTAAAGATGAACAAAGAAAGTTCTCGGCTATTATTGAAGAAATTGTAAAAGTCAAGAAGATTGGTTATATGGATGCGGTATTACTTCATTGTGAAGAAACTGGATTTGAGGTTGAGATTGCGGCAACGTTACTCACTACACCATTAAAATCCAAAATCTCCGATGAAGCACAAGCCGCAAATATGATTAAGAAAGTGAATAAGTTGCCGTTATGAACGAAGCCGGTGGGTTTGAAGCGTATGCGATGTTTCATGCATTGAAATTACATTTCACTTCAAAATATGATTATGTAAAGTATTCGGGTAAAACAAACGTAACCAAAGACCAATTCATGCTCCGTAAGGATAAGTTTCAATTCTACAAACTATCCAGGAAATACAAGCGTGAGGAACTCTTTGGTTTCTTTGTCTCGAATATGCTAGTGAATCCAAAGATATGGGTGGGTGACCTCCTATCCGAAGATGCCGAATCGGAATATAAGGTGTGGCAAAAAACCCAACAATCTCTTTCCTATGTGTTCGAACAGGACCTCCACAAGCTATTTGATTCGGTAAACAATCCGGAAGAATTGCTAAGAGTGGTTGACGGGCAGTACCCCTTGTTGTATAATCTTTATATGCAAGATATGTGTGCTAAAGAGACTTTAATTATCTTAAATGAGCAGTTAAATTTCTTTCCAATGTGGGTGAAAAAAGTTGAAGATGATATTATCTTTCCAGAATTCGTAAAGAGTTGTGAAAAATATAAACCGTTTCTAAACTACGATAAACCCAAGATGCTTGCTACACTTAAGAAAAACTTAAATTTATTAACAGCATGATTGATACAATATACATTGATATGGATGGCGTGATTGCCGATTTTTCGAAGCGTTACAAAGAAAAGTTCCGTGTGACTCCAGAAGAAACAAGAAGCAATAAAGAATTCAAGGGTTACTTTAAAAAGTTCATTGATGATGGTGAATTTATTACACTCGATTTGATGCCTGATGCAGAAGAACTCTTGCATTTCGTAAGTGAACTTGATGTACCTAAAGAAATTCTATCGTCAACTGCACGACCTGAAAACCATGATGCTATTGCACCACAGAAAGAAGTGTGGTTACGCAAACACAACATTCACTATAAGGCAAACTTTGTTCCAGGGAAATCTCTGAAATATAAGTACGCTACTCCAAATTCCATCATTATCGATGACACCAAATCTGTTATTGATGATTGGAACAAAGCCGGTGGTATTGGCATTCATCACAAAGATGCCGAATCAACCATCGCAATCCTGAAGATGTACCTTTGAAGTTGCCTATATACTTCATACATTATGAAATATGTGGATAATTCGAAATACATTTAATACAACGTTTATACAAGGAAAATACTATGTCTTCATTCGCAAATCTCAAGCGTAGTTCAGGCAATCTGGACAAACTCGCAAAGGCTATTGAACAACTCAACTCAGCCGAATCTCCCACCAAAGAAGATAATTTCTGGAAACCCGAAGTCGATAAGGCTGGTAACGGTTATGCAGTTATTCGTTTTCTTCCTCAGCCATCTATTGATGGTGAAGATGCACTTCCATGGGTGAAAGTATTCAATCACGGTTTCCAGGGTCCTGGTGGCTGGTACATTGAAAACTCTCTTACTACCTTGAATCAAAAAGATCCGGTCTCCGAATACAACTCCCAGTTGTGGAATTCTGGCATCGAAGCAAACAAGGAAGTTGCACGTAAGCAAAAGCGCCGTCTATCTTACATCGCAAACATCTACGTTGTTGAAGATTCTAAGAATCCTCAGAACGAAGGTAAAGTATTCCTTTACAAGTTTGGTAAGAAAATCTTTGATAAGATTAACGAAGCAATGAATCCAGCTTTCGAAGATGAGAAGCCAATCAATCCATTTGATATGTGGAATGGTGCAAACTTCAAACTCAAGATTCGTAAAGTTGAGGGCTATCAGAACTATGATAAGTCTGAATTCGAATCTCCATCCGCCTTGTTGGATGACGATGAAAAACTTGAAGCAATCTGGAAGAAAGAATACTCTCTTAAAGAGTTCCTTGCACCAGAAAACTTTAAGTCTTATGATGAGTTGAAGGCTCGTCTAGACAAGGTTCTCGGCCTTGATGGTTCTCCAGCAGTCGCTAAGACTACAGTTGAACAAGCTAAAGCAATGCCACGTAAGCCTGCGCCAGTGATGGCGGATGCCGGTATTGCCGAAGATGATGATGATTTGGCTTATTTCTCTAAGCTAGCCGAAGAATAAAACTCTCCTTGACAGAAAGTTTTGAAGCCCGCCTTGTGCGGGCTTTTTTTATACTGATGCTACAGATAGTTGTAGGACGTGGTCCAGTATTGGTGTTTTATCACGCACAGTAGCAGTGGCAGGAATAGGCCTATCAGGTAAATCAACAGAACTTGTGTTTGTTGTTAAAATTGGTGGTGTAGTTTGTGTGTTTCCTGGTGGAACAATATTTAAACTTTGATTTTCCTGTACAGCATCATTCATCCTAGAAGATATCGGTGTTTGTGGTACCGGTGTTGTGGTGTTTGGTACTGGCGCTGAAGGGTCTTCGTCTGACAGTGTTGCCGGTGAATTTGCCGGAGAATTTAATAAATCCAATCTTTTTCCAGTTTCAGGATCGTAGATTTTACTCCATTTTTTATCCCAATCTGCTTGTTTTGATTGTATCGCCAGACCTGTACCCGTTGGTCTTTTTGGACCTTGTTCGGCGAATTGTGAAAGGTCTTGGTTTGCGGCAGATTCTGGAACTGTTACAGCACCACGGGCAACAACCTGTTTTAGGAATTCTTCTCCACCAGCTTGGTTTATCTTTCTAATGTCACCAGTTGCTAATATTTTTGCCGCTTCAAGATGGCCCTCTTTAGCGATTTTCATTACGGCATCACGACCACCATATTTTTCTATTTCACGATATGCACCGGGAGTTTGTAAAAGTTCAGCCGCCTTTTCTGGAGAAATTACGTTTCTGTTTTCTACATTTTCTTTCAGATACTCTCTCAGTTCGTTAGCCAACCAAATAATTGCAGAACCAGCAAGTAACATACCGGCCAATGGTCCGGCAAAAAGTCTAAGAATGGCGAAAAGTTTATCTTTATTATCCCACAACCATTTAAAAGGTTGCATAAATTTATCAATCATACCCTCAAGCATACTTTTGATAAAATCAAAAAATCCAGGACCTTCGTCTTTATTAACTAAAGATGTTGTACCACTTAGTGATGTGTATTCCTTTAGAACATCTAAAAATTCTTTATGCCTACGTTGGTCTTCCACCTTTTGTTCTTCTATAAATTGTTTTGCTGTTTCTCTTTTCTTCAAATCAAGTTCACGATTTCTTTGCATAAATGCAAGCATTTTGTTTAGCACTTCAACAGCAGAACCACCAAGGCCTTCACCGGGTGTTGACATCGATGTTGGCAGTTGGGTGTAATTGCCTTTTTTATTTTTATTTCCGGCAAAATAATTTATATCTGATTGTGAACGACCAGTGAGTCTACCAACGATTGCAGGACCAAGTCTGCTACCACCAGTCATAAACTTGGCAATATTCATAGGGTCGAATTTCTCTTTGACTCCAGTTGCTCTTGCTTTGAGTTTATCAGAAATAGCACCACCAAGTGCCGAACCAACTCCTTTTCCGGATGTAATTTTATCCGTTATCAATGATGATAACGATTTACCTCTGATGTTACTTGCTACTCTGTAGTCCATTTTAGTGTCCTATTCTGGGATTCAATTCCTGTAAAGGTGCTGAATTCACCGTCACATTTTTTTGTTTGTTTGTAATGTTATTTTGATTAACAATTGGTGATGGTCCAGTGCCGCCATTATTTTTCATTTCTTGTTTTAAATCCGTATTTGCTTTTGTTTCCTCAACCAATTTTCCATATATTCCATTTTCTCTAAACATTGAGGCATATCCAGCCGCTCTTTTATAATTTTCCTGATTAGTGAACCCAGCATCGTTTGGGTTTACTGGCTTACCCGCTACGATACTTGTTGCAAGTAATTGTGCTTGTTCGGCAGTCAAGTTGTTTATATCATAACCAAGTTCTTTCGCCATGCTTGCGGACCTTTTTTGTATAAGCCAAGCAGAGGCTGCGGCCGCTGTTTTAGGATCATTAAGCAAATCTGGATCTTTAACTAAACGGTCATCACCAAAAAGAGCCTTTGAAGCATTTGCATACATTTCTTTTCCAGTTAATTGCAAATAACCTCTACCTCTATATTTGTATCCTTCCCCAGCTTCTGTATTACCTAAAGGATTTCTCCAAATTTCATTACCTTGTTTGTCTTTACCACGATAAGTTTTCCAATCTTTTCCGTAAACTTTTTCAAAAAAGGCCTCTGGGTCTTGTTTAAGTTTATTCAGTGCTTCTATATCTGTAACTTTTTTACCGTCTTCTATTTTTGTTGGTAAACGATTACCAAAAAGTGTTATAAGTCTATCATTCGGGGTACCTGCATGAGAATCTTCGGGCCTTTGTCTCAAACCAGTTTCTTTCATCGCATTTCCAAGAACAGCGGACAATACATTCTTATCAGTAATTCCTCTAGCCTTTAATGCAGAAGTGAAATTAATAACATTTTCATTTATATCGAAAGGTTGTTTCGTTGCTGTTGCACCTTTTGGTGGTGCTGGTCTTGCACTAGGTCCCGCCGGCGGTCTGGCTGGTGCCGGAGTTGCAGTTGGTGGCTTCGCTGGCACAGGTGGTGCTGGCGCCGCAGTTGGTGGTTTAGCCGGAGCAGGTGCAGGTGCCTGTGAAGGTGCTGGTGCCTGTGTTGGTGGTTTGACCGGTGGTGGAGCAGGTGCAGGTGAAGGCGCTGGCGCTGGTGCCTGTGTTGGTGGTTTGACCGGTGGTGCTTGAGAAGGAGCCGGTGCCTGTGTTGGTGGTTTAACCGGTGGTGGTGCTGGAGAAGGAGCCGGTGCCTGTGTTGGTGGTTTAACCGGTGGTGGTGCTGGAGCAGGTGCTGGAGAAGGAGCCGGTGCCTGTGTTGGTGGTTTAGTCGGAGCCGGTGCCTGTGTTGGTGCAGGTGAAGGTGCACCAGTCTTTGTTTCCTGTTTTTTCTGTTCAGCTTTTTCTCTAGCTTTTTCCTGAGCCTGACGCCTTTTTGCTTCTTTAGCCATTTGTTTCATGGCTTTACGTTTGTTCTTTATAGCCTGTTTGAATACATCAACCACTTCTTTGTGATTGTCTCTTTTGATGTATTCATTCAACTCATTATATGAGTCCATGATTTCTTGTTCTTTTATATCTTCCTCATTGGATTTTTCCATAAAAGAAACTATTTTCTCAAGAACTTCTGTGGCTTTTTTGGAACCTCCACTCATGTTTGGATTGTTCCAACGTTGCCAATAACTAGATTGTCTTGGTGTATATTGATATTGTCTCTTTCCAGTAAAGTAACCAATATCTTCTTTACTTCTACCAGTAAGTCTACCAACGATTGCCGGTGCAAGATTACTACCACCAGTAAGGAACTTGGCGATATTCATTGGATCGAATTTCTCTTTCATAGCCAAAGATTTAGCCTTTGACCTGTCTGATAATGCACCACGGAAAGATGAAATAACACCCTGACCTGATGCCAGTTTGTCCGTCATTAAATTAGCGAAGCCTTTTTTTCTTATTCTGGCGGCATCGTAGTAGTTCATCTAATCTTGCTCTCGTTTATCTTTTGTTTAATCTTCTGGTTTTCTTCCTCAATATATTGTATAAGCATACCAACATATACATCTCGTTCCCACGGTATCATATTCTCAAGTTCCGTCAGACTGTATTTGTGATGCTGTATCAAAGAGAAATTAGTTTTGTAATAATTTCTCAGATTATCATGGCCAAATGTTAACCGAAAAAACTTTCCAGTCCTTCAACGTCAAGGGTGTGTTCGAAGCCGCAACGTGAACACTTCATTTCAATTTTCTTTTCAATCTTTGGAAGATTTGCGAAAAAGTCTTCAATTTTTGAGAATTGTTGTTGATTCAAAGACTCAATGAATTCAACAATCTCTTTTGTTTCAACTTCTTTTGCATAATAAAATTGTTCGCCGTCATAGATGTACTCAACAGATTCAGCAATCAATTCAAATGCAATATCAGCAACGTTTGTAAGTTTTGATAATTTATTCAGAATAGAAAACTCTGGATACTTTAGCTTGATAGAAATTGTATCTGTGAGTTCAATAACATCTTTACCTTCAACAACACCTTCTACTTTAATCTCAAGAAGGTTCAATGATGTTTCCATGATATTGCCACATGGTTTTTCATCAACCATATTATCACAACGGTATTTGTTTTCAACAACTTCCCCAACAGACCTTGCACGAAGTTGTAAGAAATAGTATTCAATATCGATAACTGGTAGTTTTTCAATATCAATACCTTCTGTAACTGTGCAATTGTTTAGAACTTGTTTTACGTTCTGTTCAATCGATTCTCTTTCTCCAGATTCCATTGCCATCAGAAGATTCTTTTGTTCTTTCACAAGGAAAGGACGGAAACGAATTTTCTTTTTTGATAATGGTAACTCCAAGTCATAAATCGGTGTATCGATTTTAGGTAAAGCCATAATTTATATCTCCATTCTTAAGGTGTCATTCTATCTTCAAATTGTTGTCTTGTCTCAAAGGGTTGTTGAATCAAATCCCTACCAAGTAAGGACTCCCTTTGTATCGTAGAATCAAATAGTGAATTTGCAATAGTTGTTTCTAAAAGTTCCATTCCGAGTGCTTCAACGGAATTATCTCTCCAGCTTGTGTATGCAAATGTTACAGTAAGTTTGTGGTGACCGTCTGATGACCAATCTAAATCAAGCTGATTTACTGCAACTGGAAATGCGTCTAACATTGTCACGGAATACGATAATTCATTTTTAACATCATATTGATTTACAGTAAGTGCAATCGCATAGTCGGCTTTATATTTTAGATTGTAGTTAATTGTTGGATTTATCCAATTTAACCACGCATCAAAAAACTTCTTTTCTCCCATATCATCAGAAACAATAAAAGTTAGGCTGATATCGTTGTATGTCGTTTGATATGGAAATTTTTCTTCAACACCATATATTTTCATAGATGTTGTTGAGATTGAACGACCAGGTAGTTCTGCATTTTCACAACGCATTCTTAGTGTTCTTCCAATTTCTCTATATGGTAAAAGACCAATTGGAATTGGAATATTTACGTCAAACCTACTTGGTCGTGCTAAGTCTTTACTAAAACTTGCTTTAAAATCTGCGATTGAGCCTGCCATTAGTATGTCCTACTTTGTGCTTTGGCAACCGATTCTGCATATACTTTAGAAATCGGTGCACCTTTGAATACGGCTGTGGGAAGAAAGAGTGCAGTCTCCCACTCTGGTGGTTGAATGGTTAAAATTTTAGATTTTATGTGACCATTCAAATAACGCTTCAAACAAGGCCTAAACTCTTTGAAGTTCTTTGTTGCCGTCAAAATATCATAAGTTACACGGAGGCGTTTAGGTTCATTATTATCATTTGTGACAGCAAAATTCATCAATTTGTCCATAAACATAGCACGATATCTAGGAGGAAGATAATGCATGTTTAGACCTATAAATCCTTCGGCATCACGTTTTAGTGGAATCACCAAAGGAAATATGTCATAGTAGGGTAAATCACCCTTAGTTAATGGATCATAGAAAAAGTGATAGAGACCACCCATCTGAAACTGACCACCCTGTCGCACTTTTTCCTTAGCAATTTCTCTAGCCAATTTGATAGGTGATTTCAGGTCTTTTATTTGGTCCTGTAACCATGCGACAGACTTTCTGGACAAGAATTCTTGTTCCAGAGCCGTTTTTTGTTGTGCGAGTTGAGTAAGTGTTGAAGCCATCCAGTATTTATACTAGAACTGGTAGGCTATTAAATCATATCCGTCAATGAAAGTCTTGTAACCAATTTGCTCTAGTTTCCAACGCATCCACACCGCTTTTGTGTAAGTGATGTGTGCAATTTCAATTTTTAGCAATTCTGCTGTGAATCCGTTCTCAAGGAACTGAAAAAATATCTCATAATCATATCCTTCTGTGTCAACTTGAATAAAGTCAAAATGGTTTCCATATTTTTCATACAGTTTAGAGATGGTAATACCTCTAACTTCCTGCTCAATCATGTGCGATACAATGTCTTCAATATGTGATTTTGGTACCATTGTAGAACAACCTTCGGCCCAATCTGGAACACCTTCAGTTCCCACCAATTCTGATGGTACTCTGTGGATTGTGACAATTTCAGAATTAGCAATAGCAGAATTTTCAAATTTTAAACCATCTTTGAGTGAATAGTTTTCAATCAATTTTTCAAACATGTCGGGAAGAGGCTCAACTAAAACACCAGTCCAATCATAACTCATCACATATGGATACAGGTCATCATGCTTCACTCCGTCCATTGCACCAATCTGGAGAAAATGCACTTTGCCATCTTTGATACGATTATATTGGTTTAAAATCTGCTTGAATGTTTTTGGTTGTGTTGGCTGTGTTTTGGTGAGCCACTCTAACTCTTTTCGTGTATCGTTTCTCGCATACCAGCCAGTTCCTTTGGACAAGTTTGTAATTGATTCGAAATATTCTTTGTACATCGAACCAATTTTTTGAAAGTTATAATTCTTTTCAGCCCATTCACGACACGCATGTGGTGAAATTGTGTCGATGTTCTTGGCCGCCCATACAAACTGTTCAAATGTGCGGCAACGGAAACCAGTAACTCCGTGTTGCACAGTCTCCGTAAACGCACCCCAATCAACTGTGATAACAGGTGTGCCCGATAACATAGCCTCGATGGCGACATAACCGAAAGGTTCATTATAGATTGTTGGACAGAACAGACCTTTAGCGCCAGCCATTAAACGTTTTCTTTTCTCAACGTCAGCATATCCAACATATTCTACATGAGCAGGCCACGTATCTCCAAGATTGCAATCATTTGGTCCATAACTTGTTCCTGCCAATACCAGTTTAACACCTAGTTGTTCACACACTTGAGCCGCAATATCAACACCTTTAGACCAGACCATTCTTCCACACATTAGAAAATAATCTTCCTTCTTCTCGTTAAATTCAAACTCATCAAGGTCAAATCCCGAAGGTATAGCCACATCATAGAATTTATATTCTGCTGTAGATACTTTACTTGGACCCTGAAGTCCATGCATGACAGCATAAGATTCATATACCTTGTATGGCGCAAAAGAAGATGGATAACCAATCGATGGTTCAACGCAAAGCAGGTCTGAATGTGCATCACATACGGGTTTTTGTGCTATACCAAAGAAACAAAGAATGATATCATGGGGTTGTTTACGTTTTTCAATCTCTTTGATGCAGTTTTCATTGAAGGTTTGAAAAAGTTCATCCTCTTGATTATATTTTAGTCCTTGATTTTTCCAATCATAGATGCCATAAACTTTTTCATTTAATGCACGTGTTGTGACTGTGACATGTTCATCACAAATCACATCAGAGTCTTCACGCCCATAATGAATGACATGCATACCCATGTCTTTATACATTTTACAAAAATTAATCACTTTTTGAGTAAACGCACAAACCGTATACTCTTTAGTCGATGCCGTATGTGGAATCGACAACACATGTAGTCTAATCATTTTAATCCTAAATCATATTCTGTTAACACTTTAAACGCCCATCCACGGTCAAGACAGAACTCGGTTGCGGCTTTCCATTTTGCCTCATTGATACCCCAAGTCACCACTTCTTGGATGTATTGTTTGGTAACTTTTTTCTTTTTTTCTGGTGGTTTAGTCTGTTTTGCTGGTTTTACTTCAATAATCATCACTCGGATTGTATCATCTTTTTGCTTAACTTTCACGTAAAAATCAGGAAAATAACGGTGAACAAGGTTATCTACCGGAGATTTATACGGTATTGAAAATTCCTCGGAACCCCATTCTAAAATGGTATCATTCGAGTCGAGCCAATTCATCACTCGGCATTCCCATGTCGAACGATAAATGATATTTCTTGGGTCTCCACGATACTTTTGTGGGTTCCTTGGTGTGAATCTTCCACTGTATGCCATATAAATATGTATATTACCTTCTTAGAATAACAAAAAACCATGCCAATATCTATCCCGACCTCAATAGCAGGTATTTCAGTACCGGGGACCATCAACGGCCCGCTACAATTGCTGTATGGAAACAAATATGACCGTGCTACCTATAATTATCCACGCAATTTGGGTGCAGACGCAACCAGAAGCCATGTGATTAAATTCACAGTTATGAAACCCGATCCAGCATACAAATCTGAATTGGCTACAAATGTTATGAATATTGCTAACGGTATTATTCAAGGTGGAGGGGAAAATTTAATTGAAGGTAAATTTTCACAAGGAGTTCTTGATAATACAAAAGCAGTGATAAATGACATATCAGCGTCTGATGTGCCAAGAATAGCTGGTGATTCAATTGCACTTTACGTTCCAGACACAGTAAACGTTTCATATGGCGCACAATATGATGATATTAGTTTGACGGAATCTTTAGGTAAAGCGTATTTCTTGGCTCAAGCAGGCACTTCTATGATAGACCTGTTCAAACAGGGTGGAGATAAAACTTTTGAACAACTTGCAAACAAAGTTGGTTCCGACCCATTTCTAAGAAAAGCTGTTGCGGATGCCGTTGGTAAGAAATTAGGTATGAATAATCTTGGAGACCTTGCACTTAGAGGTATTGGCCAAGCCATGAACCCACAACTTCAAGTTTTATTCAGAGGTGTTGGTTTTAGAACTTTTCAATTTGATTTTGTTTTTACACCTTACAGTAAAGAAGAAACAGAAATTGTAAATAAAATCATCAAAGCATTTAAATTGGCGGCCGCACCGGAAATAAATGCGACAGCATATTTTTCACAAGGATTGTTTATGAAGGTTCCTGATCCATTTATGATTCAGTTCTTCTATAAAGGTCAAGAAAATCCTTATGTTCATAAAATTGGCGAAACTGTACTTGAAAATATTAATGTAGATTATGGTCCAAATGGTTGGGCAACTTTTAATGACGGATCACCTGTACAAATAAAAATGACACTACAATTCAAAGAAACAGTTATTGTTGATAAAAACAGAATTAATGCGGGTTACTAATGTACTATTTTAAAACATTACCTAAAATAATTACACCTGACCAAAATGGTTATCCAATTTTGATGACCAATCTATTGGCACGTGCATCTATAGTCCAAGACTTATTAAATAATCCAATGCAATTTTATGAATATGCTGTGCAAGAAGGTGATACACCGGAAATTGTAGCAGACAAATATTATGGTGATCCATTTAAATATTGGATTGTTTTATTTTCGAATCAGGTTTTAGATCCTGTGTGGGAATGGCCAATGTCGTATGCTTCATTTTTGGAATATATTGATTCAAAATATGCAACTGAGGCCGCAGATGCAGGTAAAACACCATACGAATATACAAACACAACAGTTTATGAATATAAAAAAATCATAACAACAACTGATGTTTATACTAGAACGGAAACAACAAAAGAAGTTTCAATAACACAAGATGCATACAACACATTAGTGGAATCAACAAACACTTATGATATTCCTGGTGGAACAAATTGTATTGTTTCTATAAAAAAGGGTATAACAACTTTATTCAATTATGAGGATGAACTTAATGAATCAAGAAGACAAATCAGACTGTTAAATAGCAATTATGCAGGTGATATAGAACAACAACTTAAATTATTGATGAAGGTTGCATAATGCCGGAAAAAATTGAAGTTGCTGGTGGAGAATCATTATTTGCACCAACAAATACCCCAACAGTACAAACACAAGGTCTTGTTACGGCTGATGATTATAGTTTGGATGAGGCTTATATTATTACATCTAAAGATAAAACAAATATCAAAGCAATGATGGTCGAACTTTCATATTATGAAGATATTTTTAAAGGTGTGACCAGTGGCAGCATTTTAATTAATGATTCCATAAGTCTTATTGATAGACTTGGAATGACAGGTTTTGATTATTTGAAATTGAAATTTAAGAAAACCGTAGGAGCATCAAAAGAATCGACAACAGAAAAATATTTTAGAATCTATCGTGTTTCTGAAAGATTGTTGAATAATAATGCCTCAGAAACATACACTTTAAATTTTTGCTCCGAAGAATTGTTGTTATCGGAACAAACAAAAATTAGCAAATCTTATTCCGGTAAAAAAATCTCAGAAATTATATATGATATACTTTCAGACAAATTGAAAATAGATAGCAAGTATATAAGAATGCAAGAAACTGATGGTTTATATGATTTTGTAATACCATATAAAAAACCATTTGAAGCAATTAATTGGCTTTCTAATTATGCAAAACCTATTGGTAAAGATGGTGCAGATTTTTTATTCTATGAAAATTCTGAAGGTTTTAATTTCTACTCTTTACAAAATCTTTTTTCACAAAAAATATACACAACTTATGCGTATATACCAAGAAGTGTTGGTACAACAGAAGGCACCGCATTACAAGTTAAAAGCAAAGAACTTGGTAGAAACCTAATTGGTATTAAATCTTATGTTTTTTTGGATACATTTGACACTCTTTATGGAACAATAACAGGTGCGTTTGCAAATCGTTTGATTTCAATTGATCCTTTGACACGAACATTTAGAAATACAACTTTTGATTATTCAACATATTTCAATAAAGCAAAGAATCTGAATGATTATTCTTTAGTTCCGAATATAAAGAATAGGTTAGGTAAAAAACCAAACGAAAGTTATGATTCTGTATTGAAAGTTATGGTGACAAATCCGGAACAAAAAAAGGCAATAGGTATCAGTGAAGAACCATGGAATGTTGCAAATGACATTAGAGCAGAAAATTATGTGCCAAATAGAACTGCACAACTTTCACTCTCACATTATTCAAGAATTAAACTTGCGGTTTCAGGTGATCCAAACTTAACAGTTGGTATGTTACTAGAAGTTTTTCTTCCGTCAAGTAGAGGTAAGGATGGTTCCGGTTATGATTGGGGTGAAAAGGATCCTTATAATTCAGGTAAATATATGATTACTGCTGTTCGCCACATCATTGATTTTAATAACAAATATGAAACGGTGTTGGAGGTGGTTAAAGATAGCTATGGAGAATCTATCAGTAATTATGAAAATTCCGGAGACATGCAAAAAGCAATAAAGGGTGATGTATAATGACAGATTTTAAAAATAGACTTGGGCATGATAATTTTGTTTGGTGGATTGGTGTTGTAGAAGACCGTGTCGATCCATTAAATGTTGGTCGTTGCAAAGTTAGAATATTTGGTTCACATACAGATAATCTGCAAGAAATTCCAACATCCGAATTACCTTGGGCAACACCATTATATCCGGTGAATGATTCTAGGTCATTTTCCACACCAATGGAAGGTGATTATGTTTTCGGTTTCTTTATGGATGGTCTTTCGTCACAAGCACCAGCAATGCTTGGTGTATTTCCTGCAATTCCACAACAAGAACCAAATGAAGTTTCTGGAAAAGGTTTTTATGCAAATGCTAAATTTACAAATTCAAGTTTATCTGAATCTGATGCAATAAAACCTGTTGTGTACACTGACACGCCAGCAATGAAGCCGGTGCGTGTTGGTTCACCAACCACTTCGGCCACAGCATATACATATAAAGGTACTGGAATTGAAAAGTCGGATAATTCTAGGGCACACGTTTGTGATATAGCAAATGATATAAGATTTAAACAAGCACTAGAAGCACTTAAATCATCTCAGTTATTTCAATCTATAAGAGCCGCAATTGAAGCAATCACTGATGCCGCTTCAGCTTCACCTCTTGTGACGCAAATTATTCAGGCAATTAAAGTGATTCGTTATTATGTTAGAATGATAAAAGAAATTTTGGATTTTATCAATGAAGTTATACTTGAAATAGCAAGATATGTTGCATATGTTGCAAAATTGATTGCATGGATTTTAAGCCTTCCTGCACGATTATTAAAAATGTTTTATGATTGTTTGGCGGCACTATATTCAGCAATTACAAGTTCTTTATTTTCATCAGTATCATCAAGTTCGGGAAGTCTTGTAAGTGAAATTGGTGGTTTGTATAAAGATGTTTCAGCCACGATTAGCACAGCAACTTCAACCGTTGGAAATGCAAAAACCTTAGCGGCAACCGCAACGGCAACACTCAATCCAAAATCATATTCAGGAAAAATTTAAATTATGGCAACCGAAGCACAAATCGAACAACAATTTATTGCAAAAAAACCTGGTCCTGATTATTCTTGGACAGAACCACCGTCAGACTGGAATGCATCACCACCATTAAACAAAGTGATTGGTACAGAATCTGGACATTTTATCGAATTAGATGATACACCAGAATATGAGAGAGTTCGTATTCAGCACAGGACAGGCACATTTACAGAAATACAAGCAAATGGTCAACAAATTGTTAAGATTTTAGGTGACAAATATGAAATTATTGCTTCAAACAACAATGTACTCATCAATGGTGTATGTAATATAACCGTACAAGGGGATTCTGTTTTTAATGTTAAAGGTGATTCCTACAGTAAAATTGAAGGTAACTCCTATCAACAGGTAAATGGCAAGTCAAAAATTAATTCATCTGAAAAAGTGGAAATATTTTCGGGTGGAGATATATCACTCTTTGCTGGCGCAGGAACAGGTGCAATTAACCTGAGAGCCGCAGAAGCCGTGAATATACACAGCGATTTGAACGTATCGGGTTCAATCATATCAAGACAATCAATTTCAGCCGTAGAAAACGTAACGGCAGGAATGAAATTAAGTTCCAATCTTGGTATTGATACCCTTGGACCAATATTTGGTGCCGTAAGTCTTTGGACACCATTGACAATGGGTTTGATTGTTTCTGACCATATGGGAAGCATGGACTTAATTCGTCTATTGTATGATATGCACATACATATTTCACCTAGGGGTCCAACAAGCACACCTATTCCTTTAATGTAATGGAGATTTGAATGGCAGAAAGCGTTTTTAAAAATTTAGGATTTAATTTTGACACCGCAAAGTTTGGTGATGCACAGTATTTGACACCGCAGACTAATAATTTTTTGAATTCTGCGCCACTTACAATTACAACGTGGCAACAAAATGACATTGCAAATAATGATACAGCATCGACAAATTATTATAAAAATCCACTTGCAAATGCATGTTCAACAATATCCGCAAATGCGACTTTAATCTATAACTTTGCAAATACAGTGGTATTTGATTTTGCATCAAATACAGGATTAGCATCTAATGCGAACAACACAATAATTTCTGTGTCGGCTTTTAAAACACATACAGATAACATTTCTGGTGTTTCCGCAATGACTTCAAATACTGATGTTATTCCTGGTCTCGATAGCGCAACAAGTGTTGGTAATTATTTGTTGCGAATTTTAAACAAAACTGATGGTATAGCAAATACGACACCGATGCTCGGAAGTATGACTTCTTTGTTTGTTTCGGATGAAGTAAATGCAAATGCGGCTACAATCTATCAAGATTATTTAACTCTCACCTCCTCTGTCGCAGGTAATGGCAATTGTTATGCTAGTTCAGCACAGGTAAATGCAATAAACAACCGACTTAAAGTTTTTAATGATTTTATGGATTACAGAAGAACTTCAGATTGGAACTTTTTTGCAAATGCGAATATTATTGTCATAAACTCAATAAAAATGGATAAATTCAATAACTTGGGTAATACACAAAATTACTTAATACAGAATTTGATTGGTACGGATAGACTGAAGACTAACTTGGCAAATACTTCCTAAAATTCGAAAATTTCGTTCCGGCCCTAGAATTTTTTCGAGCTGGTCCTCGATTTTGAAAAAGTCATTTTACTCCTACGATAAATAATAAAATGGTACAGACACTTAAAAAATTATATTCAGATATAGATTTCAATTTTACTAGAACTCCTGGTAGAAATGATATCGCCTTGAGTTATGATGAGATGGCGGTCATTCGTTCGGTGCGTTACCTTTTACTCACTAAAAACTATGAGAGACCGTTTCAACCAAATATTGGTAGTAGGATTGAACAGTTGTTGTTTGAACCTGTTAATTTTTTGACAGCGCAGGATTTAAAGACTGAAATAGAAACAACTCTCACCAATCACGAACCTAGGGTTAGATTGGTTCAAGTTACCATTGATGAACAAACCGACAACAATTCTTATAGTGTGGGAATAGAATTTTTTATTGGAAATAATGTACAACCCACAGCAATCAATTTAATTCTTGAGAGAACACGATAATGGCAACAGCTAATTCAGGTCTACAAATAACAAACCTTGACTTTGGTGATATCAAATCAAGTCTAAAGGCTTTTCTATCACAACAAGATACTCTCAAAGATTATAACTTTGACGGCTCGGCACTTTCTGTGCTTGTCGACCTATTAGCATACAATACACAATATAATGCATACTATCTCAACATGGTTGCAAATGAAATGTTTCTGGATTCCGCTATTCAACGTGGTTCAGTTGTTTCACATGCAAAATTATTAAATTACGTTCCACAATCAGCAGTTGCACCAAAGGCTACAGTTCAAATTAAAGTAAATGGCGTAACATCTTCTACACTTACATTGCCAAAATTTTCATCTTTCATATCTGAAGCAATCAATGATGTAAATTATACATTCCTTACAACCGATTCAACAACAGTAAACGTAACATCAAATACTGCCACATTTACCGACATTGTTATCTCACAAGGTATTGCATCTTCATACAGTTTTACTTATAACAGCACAACTAATCCAAAACAATTATTTGAAATACCAGATTCAGCTATTGACACATCTACATTAATCGTTTCTGTACAAGAATCATCTTCAAATACTGCATCAATAACATACAATCTTTCAACAAACTATATTGATTTAACGCCACAAAGTCAAGTATATTTCTTAGAAGAAGGAATGAATGGAAAATATAACATTTATTTCGGTGACGGATTATTAGGACAATCACTCGTAAACGGAAACATCGTTAATTTATCATACATTACAACATCTGGCACCTCAGCCTTTGGTGCAAACTCTTTTACCTCAATGGATAATATTGGAGGGTATTCAAATACAGTAGTAACCTCAATTTCTTCAGCAACAAATGGTTCGGACAAAGAATCAATTACATCAATTAAATACACCGCACCAAAAGCATATGCGGCACAAGGCCGTGCGGTTACAAAAGAAGATTACATTTATTTAATTCAGAACAATTCTACCAATTTACCAATTGATTCTGTGTCCGTTTGGGGTGGAGAAGAAAATAATCCACCAGTTTATGGACAAATTTTTTGTGCAGTTAAACCATCAGGTGGTTATACATTAACACCAACACAAAAAGAAAAACTTATTTCTGAAGTTATCAAACCAATTTCCGTTCTAACAGTTACACCAACGATTGTTGATCCTGATTATACTTACATAAAAATAACAACAAATGTTTTGTATGATCCAAAGAAAACTACTTTAACTGGTGGCCAAATTAAAGGTCAGGTTTTAACAAAAATAAACCAGTTTTCAACAAATACGCTTAACACTTTTAACTCAGTGTTCAAATTACCAGAATTAATTTCATACATTCAAAGTGCCGACACATCAATCATAACAAATGAATGTTCGATTAGACTTCAAAAGAAATTTTATCCAAAATTAAATTCAAGAGCAACTTACACATTTGATTTTGGTGTTCCACTACAAAGAAATTATTTTAATGCTGGTTTAAATAGTTCTCCAGATTTTTCTGAATCTGATCCAACATCAATTTCTGGTATAAGAAGCGGAATTTATTTTGAAGAAGTGCCCACAACAACAGGTGGTATTGCAAACATCAATGTTTTAAATCAAGGTTTTGGATATACAAAAGTACCGAGTGTTACTATCACAGGTGACGGTGAAGGTGCTACGGCGTATGCAGTCTTAGCATCCGGCCGTGTGAATAGTATCGTTGTTACAAATCCTGGTTATAATTACACAGAAGCATTTGTCACAATAACACCACAATCCGGTGATACTTCAGGTGGATTAGCATACGCATCTCCAATTTTGGAAGGTGTTGAGGGTACATTAAGAACATATTATTATTTAAATAATGTTAAAACAATCCTAAACGCCAGCGCAGGAACAATTGATTATTCTACGGGTAAAGTAACACTTACAGATTTTTCACCACTTACTGTGAACAATGATTTGGGTCGCTTTACAATTTCTGTAGTTCCAGACTCAACTATTGTGTCATCTACATATAATAAAATCGTGGCTACAGATAGTTTTGATCCAGAAGCAATCACAGTAAATGTTAGTGTACAATAATGACTACTGATTTCGCCAAAAAGACCTCATTAAAAGTTCCGTACCAATTACCTGAGTTTATCAGGTCGGACGATAACTATCAAACATTTGTTGCATTTATCCAAGCATACTATGAATGGATGGAACAACAAGACATAGGTTCAGGTAAAGAAGGTGCTATCTATGGCACACAGAACCTTTTAAACTATCAGGATTTAAATTTTACCGAACCAGGTGAAACTTTTAACAAGTTCATTGATTATTATATTAATCAATTTTTACCAAATTTTCCAGCAGATTGTCTTACAGATAAAAGCAAACTGATTAGAGCCGCTAAAGAATTGTACTCACGAAAGGGTACACCAGCATCTTATCAGTTTTTATTCAGAGCATTGTACAATTCTGACGCAGACATTTTCTTAACACGTGATGTTATTTTCAAAGCATCTGATGGTAAATGGTATGTTTCAAAGTCTCTGAGACTCGCCACAAATGATGAACAATGGTTATCAATTGAAAACTATAGATTGTTTGGTATAACATCAAAATCTATTGCAACAGTTGAAAGAAGTGTATCCGTTGGAAATAGAACTGAAGTTTATATTTCAAATATCGAAAGACTTTTCCAGTCAGGTGAAGATGTTGTTGTAGTTGATAACAATAATCAAATTTTATATTTCAAAGATTCTAAAGTTGTTCCTGAAGGAACAGTTGGCGCAAAAAAACTTGAAGCAAAAATTTTAGGTTCTATTTCCGCTGTCAACGTTGATTCGAAAAAACGTGGTCAACTTTATAAAGGAAGATCCGATACATATTCTGGTGATCCAGTTGTTTTTTATGGCGGACTAAACAGTTCAACCGGTATTGGTGCAACAGCATTTGTTTATGAAACAACCTCCGGTTCTCTCCGTGATATTACCCTTATTGACGGTTCATATGGATATAGACCCGATCCAAATACAGTTATTAGAATAACTGGCGGTGGCGGTTCAGGTGCAATCGCAAACGTATCTTCCGTTGATCCGGCCGGTGAAATAAATGTTGCATTTATTCCTAAAAATTATATGAGTCCATCTTTGTTTGCGGCAACAAAAATTGGTGCATCATCTTATCCATTTTTCCCAGCAAACACATCAGCGAATTCAGTATGTTCGCTCGCAAATGCTTTTACATTTACTGGATTCTCAACATATCCAATTTCTGCTGTTGTTTTAAATAATGGTGGAGGTGGATATACATCACTTCCCTCCGTAAAAGCATATTCAATATTTGATACAACCGATCCTCAGACCACAGAAAACTTAAAAATAAAAGGATATTTGGCTAGCCTTGGTATTCTTGGACCAATTCAAATTGTTACACCAGGAACAGGCTATGCGAACGGAGACATTATTACCTTTACAGATTCTGCTGGTGGTGTAGGTGCAAATGCAAACGTATATGTTAATGCTACAGGCTCAATTATTAGAACAGAATATAAATTCTCAAACACTACAAATGGAATAACAAGATATCCAAAAGGTGGTTTAGGATACGTACAGACACACCTTCCAACATTGAATGTCGCATCATCTGGTGGTTCTGGTGCGGTACTTAGAGTGAACACAGTTCTTGGTGACGGTGCTCAGTTGCTTCCAGTAGCTGACGAACGTGGTATTGGTGCAATTACATCGTTTGTTATTGAAAATTTTGGTGAAGATTATATTGAAGCACCAAAAGTTTCACTCAAAGTTCGTGACTTGGTTGTTACAAACGTTTCACCCGCCAATATTATTAAGAACGGTGATTTGATTTATCAAGGTTCGAACGTAAACACTGCTGTATTCAAAGCATATGTTGACTCGATTACTTTGTTAGAATCAAATGCAATTCAAGCAAACTCAAAATATGTCCTTAGAGTTTATAACTATACATCAAACACTAAAACAAACCTTCAACTGAAATCTACCGACCGTGCTTTGGGTTCTAATATCTATTTGGATTTGGCAAATACATATACAACACAAAACACAGCATCAGGCGAATACATTTATCAAAATGGTATTAGAACATATGGTAACGGTGCGGCAATTGCAACAGCAAAGTTTTTAAATGGTCTAATTATTGGAACAGGCCAGTATCTAAACGATGATGGTTTCCCAAGTTCAAACCAAATTTTGGAGAACGAAGACTATAATAATTTCACATACGATTTGATTGTACAAAAATCTTTTGATGCATACAAACAAGTTCTATATAAATTATTACATCCATCTGGAACAAAAGTTATTCCAATCAATGCATTAAAATCTGAACACACGATTGAAGAACACAGAGAATCATTTGAATCGAATACACATACACTTGCATATTATACGGGTTCTTCCAGTTCAAGTGCAACTATGTATTCCACATTTGAAAAAGCAAGTAATAATATTATTCAATTTGGTTCATTGGCTGGTGCAAACATCGCAAACATTGCATTACCAGGTTCATTAGTTTCTTTAATTTATGGATACGGTCCAAATGTATTCTCAGAAATTATTTCTGTAAATTATGCAAGTAACACAGCAGTTATTCGTGACAACGTATTCTTATCGTTTGCAAACGTTGCTACTGCAAACGTTCTTACGTCCAACAACAGAATAAATATACGAACAGTCACAAATGAATATGATGTTATTAACAATGGTGAATATAGTAATACAGCAAACAAGATGCGTGATATTGTGTTTGTTGGAGACAGAATTAGGGTTGTAAATGGTGCAAGCACCTTCCATGGCACGGTAACATATGTTGAATATTCAAACAATGTTATTTTTGCCAATACAACAATACCATTTACGTCTAATTCAGCAAACGTTTCAATAGGAAGAACTTTAGTAACATCAAATGTGGAATTTTATAACTCACTTGGTACAATCTACTATCCAGAACTGTTAACACAGGACAATAGAAGCATCACAACACAAGACGGAAGAACATTAATTTTAGGATAAAAAATGTCAACAGTAAAAATAACCGACTTACCAACAATCTCTACAATCAATTCCAACACGGCAAATACCGTTCTGGTTGGTGTTGACATTCCAACTAACATTACTGGTAAAATTACACTCACAACTCTTGCCGCTGGTTTGTATTCAAACAATAACTTGGTTGTTGGTAACAATTACACAGTTCTACCAAACGTTGTTGGTCAATTTACAGGTAACTCAGCAACATATCTACAAGTTAATCTGGAGAACCAAACACCAGCAGGTTCAGCAGACTATGTTATTACTGCTGATGATGGTACAGATTCAAATTATTTCCTTGACCTTGGTTTAAATGGCTCAACATATTCCGATCCAACATACTCATCAACCAAAGCACATGATGGTTATCTGTATGTTTCTGCCACAGGAACAAACAAAGGTAACTTATCGATTGGTACAACAAACTCAACAGGTAAAGTTAATTTTGTAATTGGTGGACTGGAAACGGCTAACATTGTTGGTTACATCGATGTGAATGGTATCTGGTCAAACTCAATTAATTCAGTTGTTTCTGCTAATGCATATTCAGCTAACTCAATTATTAATGCCAGAGTATCAGCAAACGTTGCAACTCTCCGAGGTGAAATTACAGGTAACGTAACAACACTCCGTGGAGAAATTTCGGGTAACGTTGCAACATTAAACGGTTCAATCACATCAAACATTTCTACACAAAATACATTTGCACAATCAGCTTTTAACAAAGCAAACAATGCACTTGCAAATACAACTTCTATACGTACAGCGGAAGATTTCTATATTTCAGGTGATGGTTATGTTAATGGAACTTTAATTCTTGCCAATTCTACTTTCGGTGCAACAGAATCGGCAATGACTATTCAAGCAACTCAAACAGTTCAGATACCATCACAATCTGGAACAATGTTGCATATTTCAGGTAAAGCAAATACACCTTCTCGCATTATTTTCGATGCATTCAGTACAGATGGATCAGCTTATTCTGTAGTGGCAGGAAGAACTGCACGTGGAACAGTGGTAACACCAACAGCTACACAAAATAATGATGTGCTGATGCGTTTTTCTGGTAACGGATGGGGCACAACAGGTTTTGCACCACTTGGTGTTGCTCGTATTGATATCATTGCAACAGAAAACTACACAGATTCTGCACGTGGCTCAATGATTAAATTCTATAACATGGCAACGGGTTCAAATACGATTCAAGAAATCGCATCGTTCAATGCAGATTCAATACACTTTACGGGTTATGTTTATCCAGAAAAAGGTTTCATTTATGCACCCCGCACATTCGCTGGCGCTCAAACTGCCATCTCAATCGACTTTGCAAACACAGCAGTAATTCGTGCAAACACTTCTGCCGGCCTCACAGTTTCTTTTTCAAACTATGTACAAGGTAAAGTTGTTGAATTGTGGGTTACAAACACAGCGGGTACCAACCAAACATTCACACATGGTTGTTCTGCATTAAATTCAACAGTGAATGCTACTACATATACAATTCCAGGAACATCAACAATCGTTGCAAAGTATATGTGTTTTGGAACAGACGTTGCAAACGTTCTCGTTCAAGTTGTACACGCTTAATAGGATTATATAATGTCAGCAAATACAGGTATTATAACTAACCAAAACGGTGCATATCAAACTTCAGCCGTTTATTATTCACCTATTGCAACGATTGCAACAACTGGTCAATCTCTTGGTTCTTTTTATTGCTTTTTGTCCCGTGTAAAACCTTGGACTTCCGAATCTTTACCTCCGACACCAACAGAAGACCAAAAGTATCTAAAGGATACATTTAAAAATATGTTTGTTGCAAAAAAGATATCATCTAATGATATGTGTCCAGTAATAGAAAGAATTAATTGGACTTCAGGTGAAATTTATTCATATTATGATGATTCAACTAACATGTTTGAATTGGATGTTAATGGAACTATTTTAAAACGCTTTTACGTTAGAAATCGTTTTGACCAGGTTTTTAAATGCCTTTGGAATAATAACGGTGGAACTGCAACAACTGAACCGTACTTTGAACCTGGAACTTTTAATGCGAACCAGATTTATCAAGGTGCGGATAATTATAAATGGAAATACATGTACACCATTACTTCAGGTAACAAACTGAAGTTTATGGATGATGCATGGATGCCAGTTCCAATATCTTCACACATTCCAAATCCATTCTCCTCTTTTGCTGGACGTGGAAGCATTGATGTAATTAATGTGACGAATGGTGGAACTGGATACGATCCTTCGAATGCTACTATTACTGTTACAGTTACAGGTGACGGTCGTTATGCAACAGCAAATGCTACAGTTGTTTCCGGTTCAATAACAGATATTGTCGTAGCAAATACTGGATCAAATTATTCATATGCAAACGTTTCAATATCCTCATCTTTGGGTTCCGGTGCAGTAGCTATTGCACCATCATCACCTATTGGTGGACATGGATATGATATTGTATCTGAGTTAGGTACTAGACATGTTATGATGACTGCAAGATTTACAAAAGATGAAAGCGGTAAACTTCCCACTGATATTGATTTTAGACAAATTGGTATTCTTGTAAATCCATATGCTTATTTTGGAACTATTACTGGCCGAGCAAATGCAGATATTTACAAAACAACCACCGATTTTATTGTCTCACAAGGTTTTGGTTTATATACACCAGATGAGACAGTATATCAATCACCGAATGGATTGTTATCTTCAGCAACATATTCTGCAACAGTTTTAAGTTTCGATTCGGCATCCAATACTTTAAAGCTAATAAATACACAGGGAGTTGCCAATAATAGTGCGTTAATTTATGGCGCAACAACAGGAACAGCAAGGGTTGTTGTTCAGCAACAAATACCAGATTTTATACCGTTTTCGGGTTATTTGACTTACTTAGAAAATAGAGAACCAGTGCAAAGAAATGTGGACGGTTCAGAAATATTTAAATTGGTTTTAGGATACTAAAGGACAAAAATGCTTAACTTCAATGTCGATCCATACTATGACGATTTCGACCCAAATAACCACTACCACAGAATTTTATTCCGTCCAGGTCGTGCAGTACAGGCCAGAGAATTAACACAATCTCAAACCATTTTACAGGACCAGATTAGTAAATTTGCTAATCACATTTTTAAACAGAACACTCCTGTTTCTGGTGGCCAAGTTACAATAAACACAAATGCTGTTTATTTAAAGTTGAATACAACGTACAATGATAATGATATTGTCGCATCAGATTTTTTAAATCAAATTATCATAGATAGTTCAGGTACAGTGTACGCTAAAGTTATAGCTACAGAAGAAGCAACAACTACAGATTCACCCACACTTATTGTTACATATCTGTCTGGAAAACAATTTTCTGCTGGTGATGTAATCTATTCTTCTTCTACAACAACGACAGCACAAATTGTTCCAACTAATTTTACTGGTCTATCGTGTACAGCATCGATTTCTGAAGGTGTCTTCTACATCGTAAATGGTTATTCGTTCTCTGATGTACAAAACAATGACGGAACATATTCACGTTACTCAATTGGTAACTTTGTTTCGGTGCAACCACAAACAATTATTGTACAGAAATATGGAAACACACCAACAAAACGTATTGGTTTATCTATTTCGGAATATGTTTCTGATTATGTAACTGATCCTGCTTTGTTGGATCCTGCCGTTGGCGCAACAAACTATCAAGCACCTGGCGCTGACCGTTACACAATTACACTAACATTAGATACCAAAAATATTGCTCTTGGTTCCGATTCAGGATTCATTGAACTCACCCGTATCACAGATGGTACAGTACAACGCCTTGTGGACGGTACAGTTTATGGTGTTATCAATGATTACTTTGCCAAAAGAACTTATGATACAAACGGCGACTTCGTTGTTCAAGATTTTAAAGTTATTCCAAAAGCAAACACAACTGCTGGAAATTCTAATACAACATATCAGTTGCAGGTTGGTAAGGGTGTTGCATACAACAAGGGATATCGTGTAGAAAATACACTCGACACTACACTCGAAACAACACGTGCGAGAACAACCGAATTTGTTAACAACAATTATTTGTCGGTAGATTATGGAAATTATTTGTATGTAAATAATGCCAACGGTGTGTTCGATACTTCTTCTGTTGTTGCTGTAGACTTTCACTGTATCAATGCTAACAGTTCACTTGTAACAACAAATACAGTAACATATAATTCAACTAAAGTTGGCTCCGGTTATTTACGTGGGTTATCATATGGTTCTTCATCAGATTCTGCTAACACACAATCTTATGTGTATAAGGCATACGTTTCCGATTTTCAAAATGCTGTGTTGACAGGTACTGTATCTTCCGCAACATCAAGCAACGTTGTTTTTACAGACACAACCGGCAAATTTAATGGTACAGTTGCTAACACATATTACAATGTAACACTAACTATTGATTCTGGTCCAGGTGCTGGTTATTCCGGAAGAATTGTTTCATACAACCAAGCAACTAAAACTGCAACAATGGAAAATCCTTTCATTGTTACACCAACTTCAAGTTCAACCTTCTCACTCAGATTTGATACCAAAAATTATAATATGATGGTGGTTCCAACTTCCACAGGTTTCAATAGGTCTGCATCTGCTGGTATTGATCCTGCTCTTGGAAAGTTTCCAAATAACGTAAGCAGTGCAAACACTGTTCTTTGGAATGGTGTATCTGAAGAATTGTTGTTTACTGTGGGTTATCCATATTTGTACAACCTATCCGATACTTCTTATAGTTCTTGGAAAACAACTCGAACCGTATCATTTGCATCCGGCGTAGCACAATTTAACTTGGGTACTGCTGATTTGACATTTAATGGCACAGCATCCGCAATTCAGTCTGCTTCTGAAGCACAAGCTAACTGGATTGTTGTTGTTACCGATGGTGCAGCCAGTGGTTTTGGTACAGGTAACGTAATTAACTTTACAACAGGTTCTGCAACACGTAAGATTGAACTTGATTCGACCAAAAAGATTGCTACACTTACAGCAGGAAGTTCCACATTTACCGCAACAATCCTTGCAAAAGTTGCGGTTACAAACGGTGCAACAACAGCACTTGCATTAAAGTCGAAAAATTTAACAACAGCAAATACCACAAACGTCAATCTTTCTGGTACAAGCGTGGGTGGTGTTCGTGTTGATTTAACTAACTCACAAGTTTATATTCCATATGCAAACTTGGTTACTCCAGGTTCAAAACAATTATTGTATATCTCTGACGTTAAGCGTATCGTTAAAATTATTGATACTGGAACGCCAACCACAGTACCAACCGATTCAATGTTGTCGAATTCTGCATATGATGTTACAAACAATTTCTTGTTTGATAATGGTCAAACAGACAGTTATTATGGTCACTCATCAATCAAATTAAAACCAGGTGCACCACAACCTAAAGGTGCATTACTTGTGTTGCTTGATTATTATTTACATTCTGGTGGTGATGGCTATTTCTCAATTAATTCCTATCTTGGTGCTAGTGATGGTGGTGTTTCAACTAAACCCGAAAGTTATGCTCAAATCGGTTCATACACCGCCAAGTCCGGCATAACATATTTGTTGAGAGATGCGATTGATTTCCGACTATCACAAGTTAATGCACAATCAACTTTTGCATTCCGTTATTCAGGTTCAATTTCTACAACAGGTGGCGCACTTCTACCACAAGATTTGACAAACTTTATAACCGACTATACACATTATCTTGGTAGAAAAGACCTTCTTGTTCTAACTAAAGACAATAATTTTGCAATTATTAACGGTAAGCCTGCAAACAGTCCAACTTTCCCATCAACACCGGACGGAAGCCTGTTGTTAGGAAAAATTACTCTTGATCCTTATACAGCATATTTACCAGGTGATTCAACATCACGTATTATGCCAAACCTTTCTTTCGAAAAGGTGCAACATAAGCGTTGGGCCATGTCGGATATTTCAGACCTACAAACACGTGTTAATAATATTGAATACTATACATCATTGAGTTTGTTGGAAAAACAAGCGGCCGACTTACAAATTCCTGATGCAAGAGGCTTGAATAGATTTAAAAATGGTATTCTTGTTGATAACTTTACAAGTTTTTCTACAGCCGACACTGGAAATCCAGATTACTCCGCAAAGATTAACAAACGCCTTTCATTCATGACTGCAACAGATTGGGTATTGAACGCTCCTTTGTTTGCTAAAGACGGTTTCAATGCCTATGGTAATCTATCAGATGCTACTCAAACAGCATTGGGTTACAAGTATCACACATCAACTGGTGGTGCTTCAACGTTAATTACTTTGCCATATACTACAGCAAATTTAGCAGTACAAAAAATAGCAAGTAATACAATCAGTTTGAATCCTTTTGCAGTTACTGTTGGTGAAGGTTTGTTAGATATCAATCCACCAATGGACATGTGGATTTCTACAACAAAAGATCCTGATATTCTTATCACCGATCCAAATATGTCAATTTATCAGGCTGGTACAACCCTTAATCAGTTGTCTGCCACAGATTGGCAAGCAATTCCCGGAACAACTTATGATTCAAAAACACAAGCCGGAAGAACTGTTACTGTAAGCACATATCAAAGTCAATCACAACAAACAGTTTCAGGAAACTATGATAAGGTAAGTTCGTTGAATGGAACGTACTTGACAGATGTGACTTTATTGCCATACATTCGTGGACAAAACTTAATCGTTCGTGCCAAAGGTATGAAGATTAATACTCCCGTTTCTGTGTTCTTTGACAATCAAAAAGTAAATGATTATTTTGTACAAGCAAATGAAATTACTTTGACAGGTGTTACTGGAACATTTAGCGATGGTGATGTTGTTGGTTTTTACAGCGGAGGAACATTTACTCCTACAGCACGTATTGTTTCCGTAACAAAGTTGAGTTCAACTTCTGTTAGACTATATGTTTCTTCTGATAGAAAGTCTACTGTATATTCTACAACGGGGACTATGCAAAATGCTAGATATGACCAAACTGGTGCATACACTGGATATACAGCATCGGGTACATATTCTGGTGCAACAGCCACTCAAATTTCTTTAAGTGGAGAAATTCAAACATCAGGTGGTACAGTTTCTACATTGCCTGGTGGTGGTTCGTATTATACAAGTGCAACGACTGTTACACTTGGACCAACAGCATCATCAACAACAGATTTTTATGTTGGCTCAAAAATTAATATCACTACAGTAAACCAAAGAGCCATTGTTACTAGGGCAAAAATTGGTCAACAATGGGTTGGAGATGAATGGGGTCAGTGGCTAGAAGACGTTTATGGTGATGTAACAACATGGGAAAATAAAAATGAGTATTATTCAGCCACAATTACAGCATACAATGGAACAACAAAAGTTGCAACACTTGGCACGACAGTAAATATTTCTGTTGGAACGAACCAAACAACTTATGGACAACCTTCCGTAAAAGGTAGAATTAATTCTAGTTATTCTATTTCGGGTACTTCATATTTGATTTCTCAAGCTGGTAGTTCAGCAAAAGTTCCTATGCTTTCTACAGATGAGCAAGGTAATTTCTGTGGTATTTTCCAAATCCCAGCCAATACATTCAAAACTGGCGATAGACTATTGAGGATTGATAATAGGACAACAGATTATGATCCAAATTCTGCTACATCTTTTGCACAAGGTATCTTTACTGCATCTTCTCTTGCAACGAAAAGCCAATCATTGAATTTTGGTGCAACAGTTCAGGCGGCTGCCAAATCAACTGTATTCACTTCAATACAAAATCGATACAATGTTTTGATTAATCAATATTCTTATAATGTTGATCCAGTTGCACAAACATTTATAATTGATAAAGCAACATATCCAAATGGTGCATTTATTAAATCGATTAAGATTTATTTCAAATCAAAACCAACTGAAACGAATTCTCCACCTGTGAAAATGTTTATTACAGATACGGTGAATGGTTATCCTGATGGTCAAGCAATTGATGGCACATTAGTGGTAAAAACTGCACAAGAGATTAACGTTTCTTCCACTCCACAATATTTGGATTCATCTACATACACCGAATTCACCTTCGATGCTCCTGTTTATATTAGATCCGGTAATCTGTATGCTTTTGTTCTCCAAACAACAACTCCAGACTATGAAGTTTGGGTTGCGGCACAAAATGCTATCGCAGTTTCTTCTTCAGTTAAGAATCTTCCAACAGATGCAACACCAACAACATTGACGAAAATTGGTGGAACACCATACATTGGTTCGTTGTTTGAGTCTCAAAACGGTATTACATGGACTGCCGACCAAACAAAACAAATGATGTTTGTAATTGATAATTGCGTGTTCAATAAATTGGCAACACCAACAGTTCAATATATTGTACCAAAACAAGTACCAATGAGAAAACTGGTAACGTCCGATTTGGAATATTTTGCAAATAATGCAAACAATTTGACAAACTTGGACGGTAATTATTTTGGTAGAGATGTTCGTGCTGATGCGTTTAACGTAACTGTTACCGATTTTACACCAACAGGAACATCATTATCTTATACTTACACACCAAAAATATATTCTGATTATTCAACAGATTCAACAAGAGATATTCAACCAGGTAGATATGGTACGACAATGCCCGACCACATTTATTTGGATGATGGAAAAGGTTCGAGAGTTATTGATTCAAACTCATCTTCATCATTTGTTTTGACAGCATCAATGACAACAACAGACCAATATGTTTCTCCTGTTGTTGCTGATGATGGAACTTCTGTTTATGTTATTAAGTATTCCATTAACAACATGTCGTTGTCTAATACAGATATTAACGTAACAAGCGGTAACACTGTTGGTGTGACTGCAAACTACACTTCAACACCTCCAGCGGTTACAATTTCTGCACCATCAGCAAGCGGTGGAGCACAAGCGTATGCTTCTGCTAATATGGTATATAATCCAGCAACAAGCGGTTACTATGTAGACAAACTTATTGTTACAACACCAGGTTCCGGTTACATTGAAACACCAACAATTACAATTGCGGCCAATGGTGGTGGTTATTCAGCTACAGCAGTTGTTTCCGGTGAAACATCTTCAAAAGGTGGCAATGGATTGGCTAGATATATAACAAAACCTGTTATATTGTCGGTTGACAATACTTCTGGTGACCTCAGAGTATATTACACAGCATACAAACCACTTGGTTCACAAGTGTATGTGTATTACAAACTGTTGAATAACAATGATACGGTAAATCTGAGTGACCAAAACTGGATACTAATGACAAACGTTGGTGAGTCTCCAAATTCATTCTCATTAAACAGAGATGACATTAGAGAATATGTTGCCGCACCTGGTATTGGTGGTCAAGCAAACAACCAAGTTTCTTATACAAGTACCAGCGGTTCAACGTTTACTACATTTGGCCAATTTGCAATTAAGATTGTTCTTGCAACATCAGATACAACAAAGACGCCAATCATACATGACCTTCGTGTTTTAGCATTACCTTCTGGTATTTAATATGTTGGTTGATGTAAAAGATTCTAAATTTGTGCGTGACACAAAATCTATGGCATTGTTGAACAAAGACAGTGCCGCTAGAGATGATTATTATTCTAAAGTTAGAATGATGACCTTGCAAAAAGAAGAAATAAATAACATAAAGACAGAAATTTCATCAATAAAAAATGATGTTAATGATATTAAAGATTTGCTGAAGCAATTAATAGGTAAAGGCGGAAATGGCTAATCAAATTACACCACTAAACTATGCCAACACATTTGGTGATTGGGTAACTACAACCAATAGAGTATTGGCGGAGACCAATGATATTGGTGCCAACAATTACACCAAAAATACTGGTACTTTCATTATCAATTCCACCGGAACTGGTCTTCAGGTTGCAAATGATGCGATTGTGCAAGGTTCTTTCCAAGTTACTGGTACAGGTTCTTCGGCAACGATTCAAAACAACCTAACAGTTTCTCTTGGTACGATATATGCTGCCAATTCTATTGGTCTTGGACTTAACATCGCCGGTGTTGCTAACATAGCAAACTTACAAATTATGGGCACAGGCCTGAATAATGCAGGTGGTCCTAGCCTTTATGTTGCAAATAATACTACCCTTAATGGTAATGTAAGAGTCGCAAACAATTTGGTTGTTGGTGGAAATACAAGAGTTGCCAACCTTATTTCCAATACTTGGATGCAAGCTCAAACTTTGTATTCAACGTCCGACTATACACAAACCTTAACAGCAAACGTGGAAATTAATGCTGGTCGTGCTAACATTTCCGGTACAATTAACGCATTTTCAATCACTGCAAATTCTTTTGTTAACACAGGTATTGTTTACGCTAATACGGCAAACGTTGGAACAATCAGTGCTAATAGTTCTATTACATCATTAGGAACATTAAACGTTGCTTCTGCCGCAGTTCTTGCTGGTCAACTAAACGTTGGCTCCATTTCAGCCAACTCTTATATTAATACACAAACAATTTATGCTGACACATCGGTTAATGCCAAGTCACTTATTGCCAACAGTTCCATTATATCACTTGGTACACTTAATGTTGCATCAGCGGCAGTTCTAGCGGGTCAGTTAAACGTTGGTTCTATTTCTGCCAACTCATACGTTAACACAGGTATTGTTTATGCTAATACGGCAAACGTTGGAACAATTAATGCTAACAGTTCCATCACCTCACTCGGTACACTTAACGTTGCATCAGCGGCTGTATTAGCAACACAACTAAACGTTGGTTTTATTTCTGCCAACTCATATATTAATACACAAACCATTTATGCCGATACATCGGTTAATGCCAAGGCACTGATTGCTAACACATCCATTACATCATTGGGAACATTGAATGTAGCATTAGCGGCAGTTCTTGCTGGTCAGTTAAACGTTGGTTCCGTTTCTTCTAATAGCTTTGTGAATACTGCATCTCTGTATACATCCAGTAATGCATATGTAATGTCGTTGAATTCGAATTCTTATGTAACGACAACAGAATCATTCTCCACCAGAATCCAAGGTGGAAACATCATTGCTAACACCGGATTAATTGGTGGTACAATTACGGCTAACACCACATTGAATGCTGGCTCCGCTAACGTTGTTGGCACTGTTAATGCAAACACGATGAACACTGGTTCACTGTCAGCAGTTACTCAGATATACACAGCTAAATTAACATCTAACGGTGTAGCCAACTTACAATCCGCCAACGTACAATATATTTCTGTTGTAGATAACATCAATACAAAGTTCTTAACTGCTAATACGGATATTTACACACCATCGATAAACGCAAATAACATTTTTGCTAACAATTCTATCATTGCTGGTAAAGATTTCACCGTTAAAGGAAACTTTGTTATTGAAGGTGGTACAATTTATAATTCAAATGAATTTGATTTGTATGGTTCGACACCAATTACAGCATCACAAACTGGCCGCTTTGGTATTAACCGCGGTGAAAATACGAATGCAACATTCACACCAAACGCATACATTCAATTTGAAAATGCAAGTAAACAATGGAGAATTCGTTCTATTGATGGTGCGTCAGGTGCAGAACAAAACACATACTACACAATCGTTACTGAAAAGTATGTAGCAAATACAAACAATGCCGGTATTGTACAGTTAAGTTTTTCCAATACAAGCACAAGCACAACACTTGCGGCAACAGCCAATGCAATCAACGATATGCGTTTGGATGTAAACTCAAAAGTTTCATCTAACGTTGTTAACTCTGGTGCAGTTCTTGGTGTTGCTCAACAATACTCAACTACAGTTACAGCCGCTGATCCGGGTAACGGTTTCTTCAGACTTAATAATGCAACAATTGCTTCAGTAACCGCTGGTTATTTTGATGACCTCGACACATATGGTAATGACATTTCTGCAATTACCACTGAGTGGGGTCAAGCAAACGGTGCAACCAAAGGTTATATCAGACTTTCTGTATTCGGTGCACCAACAACTAAGTATGCAGTATTTGCTACGGGTACAGTAACAAACTCAACTGGTTATAGAACAGTTGTACTTACATACGTTTCTGGTGCAGGTACATTCACCAATAATGATTTGGTGATGGTACAATTTACTAGAGCAGGTCAAGCAGGACCATCAGGTCCACAAGGACCTATCGGTCCTATTGGTCCTATCGGACCCATTGGGCCAACTGGACCACAAGGACCCATCGGTCCTATTGGACCTATTGGACCACAAGGACCCATCGGTCCTATTGGACCTATTGGACCACAAGGACCCATCGGTCCTATTGGACCACAAGGACCTATTGGACCTATCGGACCACAAGGACCCATTGGTCCTATTGGACCTATCGGACCCATTGGGCCAACTGGACCAACTGGACCCATTGGACCTATTGGTCCTGGTGGTGGTCAAGGACCTATTGGACCAATTGGACCTATTGGAACAACCGGACCAACTGGACCACAAGGACCCATCGGTCCTATTGGACCTATTGGACCACAAGGACCCATCGGTCCTATTGGTCCTATTGGTGTAGGTTATGATGGTGTTACATCAACAACAACTGTAACACCAGCATCAACTGGAACAATTACACTTACAACAAATAAACAGGGTGCTTTTGCCACAGGTTCAAGAGTTCGTGCTATAAATACGACAGCAAACTTTTTTGAAGGAATTTTAATAATTACGGGTGGCACTTCTTTTGCTATTCTTGCTGATTATAACGTTGGTACAACGGCGGCGGCATCTTGGACAATTGTAGCTGTTGGAGCAAGAGGTCCACAAGGACCTATTGGACCAATTGGACCCATCGGACCTGGTGGTAGCAATGGACCCCAAGGTCCTATTGGACCAATTGGACCAATTGGACCAACTGGACCACAAGGACCCATTGGACCTATTGGTCCTGGTGGTGGTCAAGGACCTATTGGACCTATTGGACCTGGTGGTGGTCAAGGACCTAT